TCCCATAGTAGGAATATAATCCTATGTACAACCAAGGGTTAGGGCTAGGAATTTATTCCCATAGTAGGAAAAGATTCCATCAGGTTTTCAAAAAATCAAAATCAATGTACACCCAGAGGTTAAGTGAGCGAGTGCTAATATATGGCTTACAACTAGACCGATCAGTTAGGCATTCTATCCTATTGAAAATGTTTATCAATCTTCTTTACTGATATTAATCGGTAACCAATCCAGTTACATATCTGGTACTAACACTATTTGAAATCTGGTACTACCATCGATTCCGGGATGTGCTATTGTCTGTTCATAGACGGAAACGAGGAACACAGACGAGAAGGACAAACGCAACGGACATAGCGCGGCACCTAGCGCAAGCCACCTAGCTAGAACGTGAGTTCTGGACACGGCAAACTGTGGGTGTAGGTATACTAGCCTTCTGGTTGTAACATGATGCTTTCGTGGTTGATTGTTTATGCCAAAACGGAAATAGGACTGAAGCAAGCTGGAACATGCTTGTGCTGGCGAGGTGGCGTAAGCCATCTCTCTTTTAATTACAACTAGAGGTCTACCATGAAGGTAAAACGTCTAAACACTGGCATTTATCAGTTCAATCATGGCGGAGATACCTATGAAGTTGAACGTTGGGAGGATGGGCATTGGCTTGTCTTTCTTATGGTCAACGGGAAAAGAGAATACTGCAATGATTATGCCTCTAAAAGGGCCGCTATCAACGCCTATCTATCTGAAGAATAAGGAGAACTATCATGAAGAACCGTAAAGTATACATTGTAATGGGACATGACGTTAAAACTAAAAGCACGTATGTCTCAGAGGTACATACAACTATGAAGAAGGCGGAGGAATACAAAGGATACATCGAAGAAGTTATGAAGGACGAAGATAGGTATTACTTTATTTATGACGTGAGGGTAAGATAATGACAAAGGTAAGAGAAGATAGCTACATTGTCTACAGTAAGAGTAGGCAAGAAGCGACCAGTTACATCGGTCCAGATGCCACTCAATTGTTCAGGGTTAACCTGTTGAAGGCAAGCATCAGGCTCTGGTCTAAGACTGGCATGGTTCCGACAAGAGGTATGGGTATAAAGAAGATGCTGGGTATGGCAACGCAGTACACAGGCAGGAAGTACAAGACATCTGAAGCATCACAGGCTATCGATGATCTCCATCACTGGGTTACTTGTATGGTATCAGCATTGCCAATTGAGGAGGTAGACTAATGCAGTACGAAGTTTATGGTCACTGCCCTAAGTTCAACGAGACTTGTCTATTACACTCAGCATGGACTGAGAAAGAAGCAGTAGACTGGGCAAGGGGGTACACTAGACACGGTAATATGGGAGGATGGACTAAGATCTATGTCTCTTACCGAACACAGGTAGATGTAGACTGGGAGAATGATCCTGTACACGAAGAAACAATTCTCTGGTCATGCTGGAGAGAGCCTATGCCTTGGTCAGATAACGCAATGGAGGAGTTCTAAAAATGACTGTCTTACTTAGCAAAGCAAGCAAGATGCCATGCAAGTCATGGTCACTGCAAGCAGGGGAGACTTGTCCGGGTAGTATCGATAAAGAAACTAAGGAAATTATCTCAGTCTGTAAAGATTGTTATGCTAAGTCCGGCTTCTACAATATGCCTAATGTAAAGGGTCCACGAGAACACAATCGGAAAGATTGGAAGCGACCTGAGTGGGCGGATGAGATGGTGCAAGCCCTTGATACTGAACGATATTTCAGGTGGTTCGATAGTGGTGATGTATACTCTGCTGCACTAGGTCAGAAGATATACGAAGTCATTAGGCGTACACCGTGGTGTCAGCATTGGCTACCAACTAAGAGCTATACTATACCTAAAATTAGGTACTGGTTGGATAGAATAAAAACTTTACCTAACGCCACTGTCCGTTACTCATCACCGTCTGTTACTGGTCAGTATACGGAGGAGCATGGTAGTTGTGTAGTCCAGAATGTATCAGATCTTTTTACTGGTCAGGGTGTCGCTGCTTGTGAAGCGTATACTCGTGGTGGTAAGTGTGGTCCGTGTCGTGCATGTTGGGATAAGAATGTATCAATGATATTGTATCCATTGCATACACCGAAGAAGAAGATTAACATTCAGGTCAACCGAGTACAGAAGGTAGCATAAGATGACTAGCAAGTTCAAACATGGTGGTCCGTATGATAGAGGCAGTGCAGATGCTTATTATGGTAGGCCATTCAGTCCTCACTACTGGCCTTTAGGTACGGGTAACGGTGTACCGATTAAGATAGAAGAAGATACTGAGGACTATAAGTTCTATCTTCTAGGATGGAATGAGCAGATCGAATCAGATGAGTTCAAAGACTGGGGAGATTGATCATGGTACACTCAGAAGATACTATTAATGCAGTCCGTAAACTGCGGAGGAAGGGACTGTCATTCTCCGAGATTGGCAGGAGGGTTAACCTAACGAAGGGGCAAGTGCTTGGTCTGGTCTATCGCCATGTTCTCTGCATTAACAGGCACAAGTATTATGAGAAGAGGAAGAAAGTACCAGCGTACAATCAAGAGGACAAACGTCCTACTGTTTCGTATGTACCCGGACTGAAGAACACAATCTTTTACAAGATGAAGGAGAGATGAGATGACCTACGAACTTGTCCATCCAATCGGACTTACGATGGAGGAGATCAAGCTAATCATGGATGCTATCGAATGCAGACTACATCTAATGGATCAGGAGAACCAGTGGTTCTTAGAAGAACCGAGTGTAGAATACAACCAACTATCTGAATTGTATAGGTTTTTTGAGGGCTTTACAAATCCGTAGAATCGGGTACAATCAAGTTCCCAACCGGGTGAAGTACATATATAACTATAGGTATAACTTATGGATAGACTAGGAGATAGACTGATGGTTAAGCGTAAGCAGGAGAAGGGGGTAAGACCTAAACCAGAGGCACCACCTAAGCTGGTACTCATCGAATGGGTAGACGCTGTAACAGATACAGGTTGGGAAGTAGGTAAGGGACATAGCAAGATTGATCTAGTCCAGTCTATCGGATGGTTGATCCAGAAGGATGACACTCAGGTGATTATAGCAGGGGATGTCTCATCCGATAAGGATGGTCTGTTGCATACGAACAGGAGGTTGTCAGTGCCAGCCCAATGGATCAAGCTAGTGAGGAACATATCAGATGAGCAATGAGGTATTTATGGCGAGGGAAATATCATACAACGAGATGCTACTTGCGGAGAAAGATGGGGTAATCACCGCACTTCGTGCAGAGAATGAACGGTTGCGGGTGGCTCTGAGGGAAATCATAAGACTTGATGATGAATGGGTTCCCGAAACTCAGGATGATTACTCATACGGTGGCTATATAGCCTGTGCCAACATTGCCCGCGCCGCGCTGGAGGGGGAGGGAACCACTGATTAAATGAGATGTTTCATTTGCAATAAGGACTGCCCCGATGGGGAGATCAAACTGGAAAAGGTGAGGGGTAAACTTTCGTTCTCCCCTTGTAAAGAATGCTCTAATGTAATACAGAGAACAATCCTGATGAAGGAAATAGAAGATGAAGAAGCACCAACCATGCCCCTGTGGGACATCGAGTGATGGGCTGTACGATTACGGTGATCACCAGTATTGTTTCGTTTGCAACAAACACTTTAAAGGTAACGAAGAGATGGTGAATATGTCTAACACTCCGGTTCTAATGCAGGGAGATGTCTCCAGCATACCGGATAGGAAAATTACCCAGAAGACTGTCGAGTTGTACCGTGTACTCCAGCAGAATGGTAAGCACTATTACCCTTATTATAAAGACGGTAAACTCATCGCTGTTAAAACACGGTTGCCTGATAAGGCTGGCTTCCCTTGGTCTGGATCTCCCGGTCAGGTGGAACTCTTCGGGCAGAACCTATTCCCCTCTGGTGGTAACACTATCACTATCGTAGAGGGTGAACTCGATGCTTTGTCTGCCCACCAGATGCTGAATGAACCAGTCGTATCTGTCTGCTCTGCGAGTACTGCTGTCTCAGATCTAAAAAGAAACTACGAATGGGTAAACTCTTTTAAGAAGATCGTCTTCGCATTCGATAATGATAAGGCTGGGCAGGAGGCACAGAGCAAGGCTGCTGGTCTATTCGATCCTAAGAAAGTTAGGATTATGAAACTGTCGCAGCATAAGGATGCGTCAGACTATCTAGTCAACAACGGTATAAAGGATTTCTATGAGCAGCACAGGACGGCGGGGCCATTCACCCCCGATGGTATTGTATCCGGGTCAAGCCTCTATGATCTACTCCTCCGAAAGCCTGAATATGAGTCTGTTAACTACCCGTGGGATGGAGTCAATGACTATACATATGGACTCAGAACTGGAGAGCTTGTTACTGTCATTGCTGGAACAGGCGTGGGAAAAACGCAGTTCCTTAGAGAGCTAGTCTATGGTCTACTCCACACTAGTAAAGCTAACATCGGTGTTCTCTTCCTTGAAGAACCAATTCGTGACACTGGTCTTGGACTTATGTCAGTCCACGCTAATAAACGACTATTCCTCCCCGACTCAGAGTACAGTAAGGATGAATTTGATGACGCTTATAAAGCGACTCTCGGATCGAATAGGATCTTTCTCTATGATAGCTTTGGCAGTAATAGTATTGATCGTATTCTCGGCACTATCCGTTATCTTGTCCGCGCTCTGGACTGCAAGTATATTATACTGGATCATATATCTATCGTAGTATCGGACCAGAGCAATGGTGATGAGCGCCGTGCGCTTGATGAGATAGCAACTAAACTGAAGACATTGACTGTTGAACTATCAGTCTGTATTATCATGGCCGCTCATCTTAGGAGGCAACCGAATGGTCAGTCACATGAAGAGGGTGCTGCTGTTAGTCTCTCTGACATTCGCGGTACTGCTGGGATTGGGCAACTTAGCAATATCATTCTTGGCCTTGAGAGAAACACTCAGGCAGATGATCCTGCTGAGAGGCACATTGTAAGGGTACGTGTAGTGAAGAACAGGTTCAGTGGTATGACTGGACTTGCTACTCACCTCCGGTATCACACCGACTCAGGTAGATTGATAGAAGAACAACCGGATACACCAGTAGGAGAAGAAGATAATGCTAAAGAAGATTGATATTTATATCGATGCTTATATCAGTACGGAGGGTGTTCACATTTACACTGATGATGTTGGTGATGAAGCAGTTACATACTTCAAACTGGTAAATGACTTTATCGACAGCCATCTTGTACCGACAGATCCACCTAGTATTCGAGATGATGGTAGAGAAGAGATCATGCGCCTGTCTCTCATCTTTGACTCCCTCTCCAACTATCTCAGAAAGCAAGTGAATGAATACCCAGACTGGAAGCCTAAGAATAATATGGGACATAGAGACTGATGGCCTCGATGCTAAAAAGATTCACCTCCTCGTTGCGAAAGTTTACGGACAAGATGGGTATTACATCTTCCGAGATGCCGAGAAGTTCAGAGAGTTTTATAACGACTACGATGACGCTGAATGGATCGGACATAACAGTATATCCTTCGACTCGGTTGCCTTGTCCCGTCTGTGGGGGATTACTATCCCTCTCGGGAGACAATCAGATACTCTCGTCATGTCCAGACTGTGGGAGCCAACACTTGATAAGCACTCACTCGAAGCATGGGGTCATCGCCTTGG